CGCACATATTGTATGTTATGCCCTCACCGGGGCGGAACAGCATCTTTTGGTGAGGACCTTCGTAAGGCACGGGAACGAGACTTTCCAGCCTCCGGACCTATGCCTTCCGGTATCCCACGACCAGGCGATTACTTTTTCTTATGCCTGCGATTGAACACCAAGGTGGTGGGCAGGGCATTAGTTCTTCGTCGTCTGGTCGCTGAGCTCTTGTTGAGTTGCCTGATGTTATCAGGTTCTGGCTCATTTGTCGGTAGGGAAGCACCGTTCTGCTTAGCTAGGTTGGCTTGAGCACCTAACTTGAGACTAAGCGTTTTAACCTGTTGGCGGAGGGATTCAACCTCACGACTGGTTCTTGCCTCGGCCTTTTGGTCCTTTTCAGCCTTAGTCTTTGGCTTAACAAATTCATGAGCAGAATTCATGGCTTTGCTCTTCTGAGCGGGACTACCAAATAGATCTTTAAGCCAAGTGACAGCGGTGGGTAAGAACTTAACCGCTGTGGCTGCTATTGTGCCTAAGTCATTAGCTGAGGCTGGTAGCCCGTCAGGTCGCGCGTGAAACATTCCAGTCACCATCTCAAGGGCCCGTGAATCTGGTAATGGTAGTAGCCCCGCGAAGCTACTAAGTGTTGAATCGATGGCTGGTTGCGCTTCCAAACCGCGAAAGGTTTTCACGGTTATATATGGTAGGGAAGTCTGCACATTGCCCGTGTCGACTGTTAACCCCTCGAAGAGAGTCCAGGACCAATCCAGGTTGTTCCATGTGGTATCATACACAAAACCGCCCGAACCAGGCCCAAAATCTCCCGAGGTGTCACCTACGAACAAGGGCACGTACTTGGGTGTTGGGTATCCCAATGCGATGAAGCATGGGGTACCTCGGCACGGCGATGATTGTGGGTAGTCATAGCCTTTTGCCGGAAACACCGGGACCCATGGTTGTACTGGCCCAGAAGGTTGTTGTACAACAAACGCGCCATCTTTGGCCGGCCGTGTCGAGGCTTTGGACGAGAGCGTGAAAACATCGCTCGAAACGCTTGGAAAGGCGTTCGTGAATCCAGATTCAACTGAGGACGTATTGTCGACAACTGCACTAGCAGAGCCGATGTTGAATATCTGGACCATGCTATTCATGAAAGCATCGCCCAAAGCTTTGACAATTTCGTCATAGGAACTACCTTTGATGAGTTGGTACTTAAGACCAGCACCATACTCTAGTAGTTGCCTACGGGCTTTATCGTCAGGCTGTTTGCCTAAGATCTCGCCCCACGGTATCATGGTGATAGCCGGACGAAATTTGGCTGATGTGACCACACCCTGATTGTTGAACTCAGTGGCGTTGAGGTAGAACGTTTGGCTACCGTATGTGGTACGGTAAGCAGTCACATCTTGTGGCCAATTCCGGAAGCTAAAGCCCTTACCGACAACAGCGGTTGGTCCGATCTGTTTCGAAGGGTTAGATGGGTAGCTAATGGCTTGCCACCATGACCCGTCCTTCCAATAGAACGGTATAGCATGCCCATAAGCCCCGGATGTGCTAAGAAATAGCACCTTTGACGAGACGACTTCCTCCACAATTTTCTCGTCTCTATACCAGCGGAAGTTAATGGGGATGTTAACTTCAGCTTTTGTTTCAATCCTAACCACATTAGGAGCTGAACAATCGGGGACACCTTGGTAGTCCGCGGGTATAACTGTGGGAGGGTGAGTGACCTTGCTCACATAAGCGGCTCCTGCTGGAGAGCCTGCGGTCACGGCTACACCGCCGTGGGAAAGCACAGTCTTGTTTTCCAATTCCATGCTTTAGTATCTAGATGTTTTATTGGTCTCTAGATACTGATCGTCTTCGAAAGGACGCACCACGACCAAATCCTTACTGAACTTCCATGATTCCATCTCAAGCTGTTTGGCCACTGTGATGCCGAAAGCTCGTTCAAAGCTTAATCGGGTCTCCATAGTGACGGGTAGCGGGCGCGCTTTCCCGGGACGGAAAAATTCATTCTTAGCTGCAAAGTAGCGATCTATTTCAGTAGTGAATGTTTGGTTAGTGGAATTAGCAACATATTCTAGCGCGGCGTGCTGTAATATTGGTACTCCTTGGTTTAGTGCCAGCTCACACAACCCTATTGAGTACTTAACTCGCTCTAGAAATTTATCATCACGACGTTTGGTTATCCAGCCCATACGCTTCAACACTCTCATGGGCTCACGGACACAGCGCCATCGGCCTGACACTAACACCGGCCTGGATTGACAAAAATCCATGTCTTCCATTTCTGGGTTAACAACCTCCTCAACCTTGGCTTCCATGCCATGTTCTCGACACATTTTAATAATGTAGTCTTTGTCAACTTTACGTCTAGTAAACACTATGCTATCATCTCCATCTATATACAATAGTGAACCATCGGGGAATGTTAACTTCAAAATGACGTAGTTGATTAGGGAGTTGCCCAGACCGGTATCCATATCACCAGACATCCTAGTGCCTAGAACTTGGTAGTGCAGACCCTTCTTCGTGTAACCATTAACCCAACTTCCATGTGCTTTCTCAAGCATCTGAATGACTTTGGAATGGGGGAAGAATTTCGAATAGAAGTATCTGGTCTGTGCTAGATGTTCTTCGGTGACATGCGCATCAAACTTGCTGTGGTCGATCAGATACGCGTAGGAATACTCTGTTGCTTCCAGTTTAGCCTTAATGTCAGCAGCTCGCTGATGACTATTACGACTCTTTGCGAAAACTGGAGTGCCTGCTCTATCTAAATACGGATACACCACTTTCTCAAGTGGATGGATAATGGAGCCAAAAATAATGTTGAAAGCCTTCGATCTGTATTGAATACAGCGTGGCGCCTTAATGCCCTCTGCACCACCATCATTATCCCACCAATATTTATCATCTTTTAAAAACATGGTAACACTGGTCACGTCAGTGTCTTTTAATCCATCTTTTATGAGCTTCTTATAGGCACGTAAGTACTCCTCGCGCTTGCCACCAGTGTAGTGGTCAACTACACGTTTAAGTGGCCAAGGTGCCGGGTCGCCTAGACCTGAGTTCGCGCATTGATCCTTAATGTCATTGGCTAACTCTTCAAGCACCTGCTTACATTCTAGGTTTTTCCGCAAGCCACGTACTGCTTGGGGGCAAGAATCCCGCCTTCTCAACTCTCTCAGTAGTTGGGCTTCTACTGGTTTAACACCTGCAGTACACCTCACTCTCCAACCCCTGACATTAGGATCATAGAGCGGATTGTAAAGGTGTCTGTTTTTGAGAGCTAATTGGGTATTATGTGAGCAATCTGCATGCGTATACGTAAAACCATTGTCCGCTTGCATTTGCTTGAACCCACCTAGATATGTAGTTCGCCGACTTGTTGCGCATTGATAGGGATTGGACACGATAACCCCTAAACAAGCGCCTTTTTGCGCAGCCTGTCCCAAGTGGCGTTCCAGACAGACTGCTCGTATGCACTTTTGAGTTGCGCCCCTTCAAGCATCAGTCGGTAGATGGGCTACCTTACTGGCCCTATTGAACAGACCAGTCGACTGATGGGACAAAGTACCTTTACTAAGCATCTCAGCGTGCTTCTTTATCATCTCCTGCCTCTCAGGGGTGGAAAGGTACTGGCGCATTTCCTCTTCTTCAACTGTTATAACCATGACGGTTTTGACTGCCTCCATGATCATAGTGAATCTCTCACTCGAGCTTATATGTGAGTATTCATATTTGTTGAAGAACGACCTAGCTCGCTGTACTAACTGGGCCATAAGTGCTGTGGTGCGGGGCTTGAATACAGCAAATTCCTTGAGTTCGCAAACTAGCTCGGAGCTAGTCATAGGGCGGCGATACCTCATTTGTGCTTCAGCCTCTCGTTGACCAGTTCGACGCCATCCGAATATATTCCTATGC